CACGTTAAAACAGTTGACCTAGGATTCAAGTATGGTAAGGAAAACTTCCATGGTCCTACTATTAAAGAGCGTCAAAACAAAATTGTAAACGATGCCAAGGCAGCAGGTATTAATGCTGTCCCTAGTCGGGACTATGGTTTCTAATGGAAATCTGGATTCCTGTTATTGCGGCTATTATCACTGGTCCTACTGTAGTAGTTCTACAAAAGTTACGTAAGGAAAATACTAGCCAACATGCAGAATCCAGAGGTATTTTGACCCATATTCTTAATAAAGTTGAAAAAATAGACGACAAACTAGATAACCATATTAAAGAAGGACATTAACATGACATACAAAGACGCTTTTCACCGTGCGTTGGCAACTTTTGTTGCTGGAGCAGCATCAGCACCAGTTTCGGCTGCTGTATTAAACCTAGAAACCGTTAAGTTTATCGTAGCCTCTGGTTTGGCTGCTGTGTTGAACTTGGTTGTTCGTTGGGCGCAAGTTTATCTTGAGCCAATTGAGGTTCAGTAATGGCTCGTAGAAAACCTGAGGGTATTATTGACGACATTTTCTTGCCAGTAGGCAAGAAAGCCGTCCATGAGGTACGTTCTGGTGTTCGTGAAATTCTTCGTCAATCTATTAAGGCTGCTGAAAAAAATAAAAAAGCAGAAAAATATGTTGCTTCTAAGCAGGTTCGCCATAAACAAGAACTTAAAGGCATTGAAGAACGAATGATTAGAAACATGGGTCGTAAAGCCACAAAGGCTGGCAAACAATCTGCTGGTATTAATACTCGTGACACTGCCCAAATTCAACTTAGTAAAGTTGCTGGAACCAGCAAGCCACGTCATTTGATTTCTGCTAAGGATTATCAAAAGAACCTTGGTAAGTTAACTAACGATATTAAGAAGCGTTTTCCTGATGAGGCTTCGTTTCAACGTGCCTTGAAAGAAGAAGCACGTGATGTTAAAAAGGCTAAGAATGTTTCTCAAGCCCAAAAGAAAGCCCCTGCTAAGAAGGCTCCTGCAAAGAAGGCACCAGCCAAAAAGGCTGTTGCCCCCAAAAAAGAAACGGGTAAATAATGGCTGCTAAAAAACCTGAAGGATTAAAAGATGACATTGCTGAAGCGATTTGGCGACAACTAACAAAAAAAGCAACCAACAAAGCAGTTAAAAACGTAAGCAAAAATGTAGGTAAGTCTAACAAGTCTGCAAACAAGGCTTTTAAATATAACCAAAAAGAAATGGATGCATATTATCGCACATCTACTGGATTAAAAAAGTCTGAAATTAAAAAAAAGGGTTTACCTAACGCTTCTTTAGATAAACTTAAAAAGTTAGATAAAGTTGAAGGCAGAGCAAGGATTGCTCAGTCCAAGTTGCGTTCAGGTTCTAAACCTCAAGGTAAAATTAGCCGAAAAGTTGATGATAAAATTACCCAAAAAGTTATTAAACCCACACAAAGAAAACGTCAAATAATTAAAAATACTTCTACTACGCCAGCGGTTTACAATTCTGCTTCCAATAGTTTGACACGTAAAAAGTATCAAAAGCATATTCGGGATGAAAAGGTTATTAAAAAAGCCGAAAAAATTATTCGCAAAGAAAGCAAAAAAACTAAATAATGGCACGTAAATCACAATCAGAACAAATCAGCAAATACCGTTCTCATCTTGCCGCCTCTAAAAAGTGGCGCAAAGATGAAGGATACGATGCAACGTGGCGTAGACTAGTTGACATCTATAAGGGTAAGCATTATGACCATTATAGTGACGAGGACAGAATGTTGATTAACATTTCGTTTTCCACTATTAACGTTATTGCTCCTGCTGTAGCGGTTAACTATCCTAAGATTACTGTTAATGCCCAAAGACCTGATAATGCTGCTAATGCTGTTATTGCTGAGGCTGTTGTTAACTATTGGTGGCGTTACCGTGACATCCGCACGGAGTTCCGCCGTGCGGTTAAAGACTTGTTGATTGTTGGTCATGGTTGGGTTAAGACTGGTTATCGTTTTGTTGAAGAATCAGTTATCAACGAAGATGGTGACGACAACGACCCTATGGAAGGTGGAGAACCCACACCCAATAGCGTTATCCTACAGGACTCTCCGTTTGCGGAACGTGTTTCCCCGTTTGATGTTTTTGTTGACTCTGATGCTACTAGCATGACTGATATTAAGTGGATTGCTCAACGTATTCGCCGTCCAATCGGTGATGTTAAAAGCGACAAGCGTTACAATAAGGCAGCCCGTGATGCTGTTGAAGTTATGGCTGTAAGCCGATACACGGATGACCCTAGCCAGCGTAAAGTTTACGACAAAAACTATGGTTATGCCGAAATTTGGGAATTTTACGACATCAAGAACCGTACTATGTGTGTCTTTACTGAGGCTGGTGAACATTTCTTAGTTAAGCCTATGAGTATGCCTTATGCGTTTGGTCATCCATTTGTTATGTTGCGCAACTATGATGTCCCAGACATTTTTTACCCTATTGGTGACCTTGAGCAGATTGAACCTTTGCAACGTGAATTAAACGAGACACGTTCGCAGATGATGAATCATCGCAAACGTTTCTCTAGAAAGTATCTCTATAAGGAGTCGGCGTTTGACCAGTTTGGTCGCAACGCCTTGGAGTCCGATGAAGATAACGTTATGGTTCCTGTTGTTTCTGATGAGGCCCTTTCTAGTGTTATTGCCCCTATGCCTGCTGTTATTTCTCCTCCAGAGTTTTATAACCAGTCTGAATTGATTAGCAGGGACATTGAGCGCATTACTGGTTTGCCTGAGTTTATGACTGGTGGTTTGCCTGAGATTCGCCGTACCGCTACTGAGGTTTCCGCTATTCAGGATGCCGCTAACGCCCGTACTGCAGATAAGTTGGCTATTGTTGAAATGGCTATTTCCGAGGTGGGTCGCCGCATGTTGCTTCTCGCCCAACAGTATATGACTGGTGAGCAAGTTGCACGCCTTATGGGCAAGGACGGTGAACCTATTTGGATTACTTATGACCGTGAATATCTTGAAGGCAACTTTGACTTTGAGGTAGTTGGTGGCTCTACGCAACCCAACAACGAGGCTGTACGCAGACAAATGGCTTTGCAAATGGTTGACGCTATGGCTCCTTTTGCTGGTGCTGGTATTGTTAACATGCAAGAGTTGGCTGGCTATGTTCTTCAGCAGGGCTTTAATGTTAAAAACCCAGAGAAGTTTTTGTCCATGCCTGAGCAACCTATGGCTACACCTGCTGGTGCCCCTGCCCCCGAACAGTTGCCTGCTGGACCTGAGGGTGGTATGCCTGCCCCTCAAGGCGGCATACCACCTGAAATGTTGGCTATGTTGCAAAACGCTGGTGGACAACCACCACTATAAGGAGTTATTATGGATGATGATGTAATGGTTCCGTGGGGATACGGCGGAAGAAAAATACGTCTTAAAGATATTGAAAATGACCCCATTTTTAAAGATATTGCTCCGATGTGGCAAAAGCGTATTTTAAAAATGATTCAAGAAAACCCAACGATTGGGGTTGGTGCCAGTGCCCGACCAGAACCAGAAGTTGTTAAATTGTTTAATGAACGTTATAAGCCTTTTACTGGAAAGTTGGATTATAACGACCCTAAGGTTTATCAAGCCTTTAAAGAGGGTAAATATAAAGAATATAACGGTCAAATATATAAGTTAAAAGCAGGCAAGGCTGCTGCCGCCACCCCTAATGCCAGTTGGCATACGGGTGGCTTTGCTGTTGATTTAGTAGGTGACACAAAGTTGGCTGGGGAAATAGCAGACCGATATGGCATTAGGCAGGTTACGTCCAATAACGAAACTTGGCACTTTCAACCTAAAGGCATGCCTGACGGTAGACGAGTTATTGACTTTTTAAAATCTGAATATGGTTATGACATTCCCGATGAAGGTTTATCTGTAGAGGCTTTGGCATATATTAACGATAATTTTGCCAGCAACTCCCCTGTCCATCCTAAAAAGGTTTTGGACGAGATACGTAAACTCATTGGCAAAGACATGGTGCATAACAAGTTTAAACGCCCCAAGGACAATCCTTTGAGCGTAAAGAAACTGGAACATGCAAATAGACGACCTACACGGACGTATATGCCTTCTAATTTTGGACCAGTTCGGTAAAGTAGAACAACTATACCATATATAGAGCAACCATTAGGACTCTAGGAGAAAAAAAATATGAGCGATGAAATCGCACCCGTATCTGATGTGGAACCCAATGATGTTGGGTCACCCGATTCCAGTGAGGTAAATCAAACCGCAGACATTCCCGTATTGAATGTTGACGAGTATTCGGATTACCGAATTCCTGTCAAACTAGATGGGGAGGAACTACAGGTTCCGCTTTCTGAGGCTATTGCTGGTTACCAGCGTCAAGCAGATTATACTCGCAAGACACAGGAACTCGCAGAGCAAAGGCAATCTTTACAGTTTGCTTCTACTCTGCAGACTGCTCTTGAGAATGACCCTGCTGCTACCATTGACTTACTCAGTCGTCATTATGGCATTTCACGTGCTCAGGCTCGTGAAATGGTTGATGACATGGGGTTTGAATCTGAGGATTTGGACCCTGTGGATAGGAAGATGCGTGAGTTGGACACCCGTATAGCGCAGTTTGAGGAATACCAATCGCAACAACAAATTGAGCGTGAGGTTCAACGCCTGCAGTCCAAGTATTCGGATTTTGATATAACAGAAGTTGTCCAAGCCGCAATTAAGGCTGGGACAAATGATTTGGAAGCAGTTTATAAACAAATCGCTTTTGATAAGTTTTCTAAACAAAGAGAATTAGAAACTGCCGCTTTACAGCAGAAGCAACTTCAGGAATCTAAAGTTGTGGAATCTAAACGTCAGGCGGCTGTTGTTGAGGGTGGGGCTTCTGCCACATCATCTACAACGAATGATTCTTATGAGTCTATTAACTCTATCAGTGATGCGTGGGCTGCAGCCAAGAGACAATTAAACGCTAATTTTTAATAACTAGGAGAAAATAAAATGGCTGGAAATAGTAACTTTGATGCAATTCTTTCAACAACACTTGCGAACTATCGTGACCAGTTGACAGATAACGTATTTACGGCTCGTCCGTTGACCTACCACCTTATGGATAAGGGTCGTATTCGTATGGTAAACGGCGGTACGAAAATTGTTGAACCATTGATTTACGGTCAGAACAGCACCGTTAAGCCTTACAGTGGTTACGACTCTATTGACCTTACACCACAAGAAGGAATCTCGGCTGCTGAATTTGAATGGAAGCAGTACGCTGCATCTATCGCAATCAGCGGTATTGAAGAAGCCAAGAACAACGGCGAACAAGAAGTTATTAACTTGTTGGAAGCCAAAATCATGCAGGCTGAAGAATCACTTCGTGAAGGCTTCAACCAGATGTTCTTTGGTGACGGAACCGACACCCTTGGTGCTGGTGGTACAAACTCAGGTAAGTCTTGGAACGGTCTTGGAAACTTGATTGAATCAGGCAACACTGTTGGTGGTATCAACTCGGCTTCAGGTCAGGGTAACGACTGGTGGCGTTCATACGAGCAAAACACCGCTGGTGCTTTGACTCTCGCACAAATGGCAACCGCATACAACAGCGTGTCTGTTGGTAACGACCATCCCGATATGGTTCTTACTACACAAACATTGTTTGAAAAGTATGAGTCGTTGCTGCAACCACAGTTGCGTTACACAGACACCAAGACAGCAGATGCAGGCTTCCAGAACCTTTTGTTCAAGTCAGCACCAGTTGTGTATGATGTCCATGCACCTGCAGGAACAATGTTCTTTATTAACTCAAAGTACATTTCGCTTGTTGGTCACTCGGAGAAGTGGTTTGCAAACACCCCGTTTGTACGCCCTGAGAACATGGATGCCCGTTACGCACTTATCATGTGCTACGGTAACTTGACTATCCGTAACCGTGCAAAGCAAGGCAAGTTGACGGCTAAGACCGCCTAATTGCTGATGACAGGATAATGGGAGAGGACTGTTGGGTCCTCTCCCATTTCTGTATAACATTATTATTTAAAACACTAGGAGTTTAATATGCCAAATGCACGTAAACCAGCAATTACTGGAATGGCAAAACCACACGGAATCGTTGATGACGTTGTGGTTCCGTTGGCTAAAAAAGTAATTGGGGCTAGGACAAAGCCTAGTCGTAATGCAACAAAGAAAATGATTGTTGCAGCAAAAAAGCGTAACGCTTATGAAACAATTACAAAAGGTCAAAATCCATTTGCTACTGGATTTAAAAGCGATGAAGATGTCGCTAAACTTATAGGTAAAAGCAAGTATTACAAGAAAAATACTAGCCGTAAAGAAGTTTCTAATGTTCGTAAAAAAATGAAGGGTAAATAATCATGGCTGCAAGAAAACCAGCAATTACAGGAATGGCACGCCCCGAAGGCATCAAGGACGACATTGGCAAATACATCTTTAAGAAAGCAGCAAAGGCTACTTCAAAAAAGCGTGAAAAGGCTTATGTTAAAATGCAGAAGATGGGTCCTGTTGGTGACGATAAGAAGTTTATGAAACAGTCTGACAAGTTTGAAAAGTTGGGCAAGCGTGAAGTTTCTTATCGTGCAAAGTCACGAGGACGATAATTAATGGTTAATCGTAAACCTAAAGGTTGGGACATCATGGATGATGTTAACAACTTTATAAAAAGAGATAAAACTGGTGTTACTAAAAAGGTTAGTGACGCTGGAAACAAACTTGCAAAAGGCACTACTGGTGCAATGAAGTATGCTTTTGGTGACCCCAAAAAGGGTTGGCAAAACGTAGCCTCTGAGTCTGCAATGTGGCTTGTGCCTTATGGCAAAATTGGTAAGGGTGCTAAAGCAGTTGTTAAAGGACGTAAAACTGGCAAGGCTGCTAGTGCGGCGGCGCAAACTGCTGCTGCTTTAACCGCTAAACCCGCACTAGATAAAGCGTTGTCTAAAACTAAAAATGTTAAACCAAAAGAACACAAGGCTCGTAAATCAGCCCCAAAAAAAGGTAGGTAATTATGCCTAAAGTTAATGGTAAAGAGTTCCCTTATACTGCCAAGGGTAAGCGAGACGCCGAGGCATACGCTAAAAAGATTAAGCCTATGAAGTTGGGACCTGCTAAAGGTAAGCCACAAGCCAAAACGGTTAAACCGTCAAAGCGTACAACAACAGCAAAAAAACTGAAAGGTTACTGATATGGCTAAGTTGCCAATTGATGATATTGTTAAAGCGGTAATGAAACAAATTGGTTCTAAACCAAACCAAAAAGTGCGTTACGACTTTGCCAAGCAAACTGGAACTATGGGTAAGAAAAACCCTAGCAGTAAGGTAACTGGCAAGAAGGCGGCTGAACGTGCCCGTGCAGCCGCACCAAAGTCCTCTAGCGGTGCTAAACAATCACGCCGTAAAGGTACCAGCACTACTGGTCGTCCTGTTGGGCGTATTGCTCAGACTCGTCCTGAGCGTAAACGCCGTGACTTTGTTTCTACCAAGAATACTGGTATTACCACTAACGATTCTCAGCGTAGGGCTGCGAATCGGGAAGCAAACAAATTCCTTAGAATGAAGGGTGAGGGTGGAGCCAAAGGTAACAAGTCTACTAGCAAGGACATGCCAGTGGAAGTCAAGGGTTCTATTATTAAAGTGCCGAACAAGGCTACTTTGCGTGCACCTAAGCCAGAGCGTAGTTCTTATGAGGCGGACCAAATGCGTAGAGAGTTCATGGCGGATTTGAACCGTGGTTTTGGTGGTAGCAAAAAACCAACCAAAAAGGCTGCTTCTGAAAAGACACCTAAGGGTACTAAGCCTGCTACGAAGAAGGCTCCTGTTAAGCCAACCTCTAAGGCTAATACAAAACAGTCATCTAGTCGCCCTCAGGCTCGCACACCTAAAAAACCTAATAAATAGAACAAGCGGGCTATTTATATGAGTATTAAAGGTTCTGTGCCTGCGCACGCTTATTATGGTGCACCAGTTTCGGGTAACCGTCCTGCAGGGATGCAGGGCGGTTCTCGTCTTGCATCGGGGTCTGGACCTTATTTGGGGCGTGGAAACAAATGTTCAGGCAAAGATGACACCTGTGAAGGCAACCGTGTCAAAGACGAGGCTTTTTGCGCTGGTCACCTTAGGTCCCTGAAAGGTGCCAAAACCGCCCCTGTTTTGTCCGAGCCTACAGTAGAGGTGGTTGAAGATGGCGTTTAATACGATGACTGCAGCCGATATTCGGGCTGCTGTCAGGTCTATTACTGATTTGGATGCTGACGATATTTCTGATTCTATTCTTAATCTTTACATTCGGGATGGCTACTATCGTATTTTGGATGTTGAAAAGCGATGGTCTTTTTTAGAGTATTCTTTTAACTTTAACACACGAACTGGTGTTCGTGCGTATAACATTGCAGAGTTAACCGATGAACCACTTGGTCAGGTTATTTCTATTGTGGATAACCGTGGAACTGGTTACCGTTTGGACATGATTGGCTACGACATGGCTGAAACTACCTATATTGGTTCTTACGACACTAATGGTGACCCGTTGTTTTATGCTGTGTGGGCTGGTGCTATTCATTTGTATCCCAAGCCTAATAATGTGCGTTCTCTTAGTGCACGTGGTTATCGTGAGCCTTTGGATTGGCAAACTGAGGGTGGTGCTGTTGATGCGCCTGCTACGCTTCATTTCCCGTTGGTGTATTACGCTTGCAGTCGTATTTACCAACAGTTGGAAGATTCGGCTATGGCTGAACAATATAAGCGTGCATA